ACAGCCATGGTTGCTCCTGCATCGGTGTGCATCTGCGCAGCCACCAGGCTAGGCGGCGTTTACGCCTGCCCGCCCAATAGCCGCCGCCCCTCTACCTCGAAAAGGAATTCGAGGGCCTCCAGGCGGCGGCGCGCCTCGGCCACCGATTGCCCCCAAGTATAAAGCCCGTGGTGGCTCAGCAAAACCCCGTGTGCGCGTGTGATTCCAATATTTACGTGTCACTGGTGGGATGTTGCGGTCAGTCACGGGAAACGGCGGGTTTGACGCGGGTCTGACGCGGTTTTCCACAGCGTTTTCCCGCGCGGAAGATACCGGAATTACGTGTCACTACTCTGGTCAGTTGCACTCACCTTACGGCTGTAAGTTATTGATTCTTGGTTGAGCGCCCAGAAATATCCAAGTGCAATTGCACTCCCAAGGAAAACCCTATAAAAACCAAACTGTGGAAATCTCCAAAAGGCCTTATATATCGCGGTGGCGAGGCCACTAATAGATCCAAGTGCAACGGCCAAAAGCAAGATTTAAGGTCAGAATCCAAGTGCAACCATGAGACTATGGAAAATCATATTTCAGCGCCTTCGGAGGCCCGGAGGCGGGCAAAATAAGCCTCGCCGGATTCACGCACAAAGGTTACCTTCGCCTCCCTGGAATGGTCCGGACAAAAACGGTGCTCACTATATACCGGGCTGCCTTTGCCAAGGGTTCCGGGACTGTCAAGAGGCGTCGTCACAACCAGGTCGTGCGCGAGCGTATTTGACGGTGCGCCGCATACCCCACAGGGGCCAAAACTTTCAAAGTCGCTTAACGTATTGATGGCATCATTTGTCATATAACTTCCTCACTAAGATCAACTTAGACAACCTTATACATTGCAGACATCTTCCGCAAAAGATTCTCAGCCATCCGGATCGAATCACTGTAAGTTCCTTGTGGGCCATCAAGAGCAATAACTTTTCTCATCGCCTCGATCCCGTCTGAGAGTATTTGACGATATAAGTCCGCACCAGGATCCCGCAGCGCGAAGCTTAAGAAATTACGCGGCGGCGGCGGAAGGATCGACTCATCCCAGAACTCACGAAAACTCTTCGAAACAGGGGGGAACACCTCCCCCTCCCGATCCATTCCAAGCCAACCTTGATCCTCGGAATATTCCACTATATCTAATGCCTGCTCTCGCTCATCGCCAACCTGGCGAACCCAATAATAGCCCGGCTTCGTAGGCACCCGATCTGTCCATTCCGCCATCTCAAAACCTCTTTTCCGCTATCTTACAGCTCAAACCGCCGCTCGACGCCAGCCTCATCTTGAATCTTGGCCAAGTACTTTAGCACTGAATCGTAATTGATGCGCCAGGGCGAGCCCGCCACGCCCGGCCGGAGCTGGTAGGCAAGAATATCCCTGCGCTCAATCAACCGCAACACCGTCATGCGGCCGCAATCGAGCATCTCCGCTGTACGCGCCGCGGAGATGGTGGCGCGCGGGCTCCACGGCAACAAGAGCTGCTCGGGAACGCGAAAGCCGTTGCGTGCCAGGCTCATATCTTCAACCCTTTCGCGGCGGCGCGCACAACTTCCTTCAGCAGCCACACGAGCGGATTTTCCAGATTCAAGAACGGGCGCGCGGGGATCGCCGGAAGCGGTTCTATTTTCGGCGCGGCCGGCGCGGGCGCGGAGATCTGAGGTTGCGGCTGGGGCCCCACCGCGACATCAGGCGCAATGCGCATGGAGCGGAGGAAGGCGGCATCGCTGTCGGCGCTCTGCGGTGCGGCTTCGAGATTGATATAGGTATCGATGCTAAAGTGAATGCCGGCGGCTTTCAGCTCTTCGGCGACTTCGATCAGACCCTCGCTCTCACGGAGAGCCTCCGCCACCGCCTGCAGCATCTTTTGCGCCGCGTTTTGTAGGGTCATCCCCGGTCTCTCTTTCTGGCGTCGGCCATGCGCTTCAGCGCCCACCAGACGCGGTTGGCATCCTTTAGGGTGCGGATCGCGGGCGTGGCGCGCTGGCCCAGCGGCGAGCGCGACGAGCGCAGCAGCGCGTCGAGCTGCTCCTGATTCCAGCCCAGCAAGTCCAGGGCATAGTTGATGCGCGCGAACTCGGCCGGCCCGGCCATGGTCACATCGTTGCTGGTGTTGCCGCGGCGGCCTTCGGTGCCGGCGCGCTGGGCGGCATCGCGGCTCAGGCGGCGACGCTTGCGCAAAGGCGCGCGCACGCCGAGCTGGCCCTGCAGGCCATCGATCAGAGTTTTCGATTCCTCGAAGGTTAGGTCACTGAAGCTCGCGATCGCCCGGCCGGTCTGTTCACTGGCCCAGCGCAGGCGCGCCACCCGATCGCTTCCCTCCTGGGTGTGGCGCGCGAGCTGGCCGTAGAGCGTCTGCAGCCGCCGTAACAGGTTCTTTGTGATCGCACGGTCCATTGATTACCTCGTTATGCCTGGCGCTGAATCCGCAGGTTGGACAGCGTTTCTGGCCGGTCTTGATGGCTTCGCGGAGCGCGCGCCGGTCTTCGTTGCGGGCCGCCTTGCGGCATTCCGCGGAGCAAAAGCGATTGTCGCCCGGGAAGACTTTCTTGCATCCGGGGCGCTGGCATTGGCGCACGGTTCGAACTCCTGAGCGTGTTTGTGCGGCGTGGTCACCTTGAAATTCCATTCCCGAGTTGCTTCGGCTTTTCGTCGAAAAACTCTCCGGTGTCTCTTGCTCCTGTCGTTTTCAAAAAAGCGACTTCTACCTTCGCCGACTCGATAAGTGTTCCTGCCACCTGGCTGATCGCCTTCGCACGCTCAATATCCATTGGCTTCTCTTCGTCCTTCAGCATTTCCAGCGTCTCGAATAGGTGGTTTCGCAGGTCCGTCATCGTGTTCTTCATTCATTCTCCTAAGTACTCGTTTCAATGCGCCGTTTAATTGGATTACGCTTGCGAGTTGTTCCGGCAGGTTATGGATCGAATTGCGGCGCATCAGGTCCGCGCGCGAAACCAATTCGAGGTTCTCTATCCCACACTCGGCGCGATCGCCGTTCTTGAAAATAACCGCGTGTCCGGGCGGGATCGGCCCGTAATGCTGTTCCCAGGCGTGCCGCTGCAACAGTGGCCAAATGTGCGTGTTGCCGAACCCATAGCACTTATCGCTTTCGTTCGATTCGCGAACCTTGATGCGCAGATAGCCTTCATTGTCGGGGCGAATCGTGCCAACAGCGCACCAGTTCCTCGCGGCCAGACCGCGACGCTCACCCTTCTTAAACTGGGTCTCGCTCATGCGGCCTGGTGCCCATCCGGGACGGCGAAGGCCTTTGTTGTGGGGCACAATCCCCTTCTTAAATCGGAATTCCGCACCCACATTGTCTCCACGCCGTAGGCGGCATGCATCCGGTGAGTCCAGATACCCTTTGCTTTTTGCAAGGCCTAGCTTCGCGGCCTGCCGATAAACCTGGCCGACCGTGCGGCCGATCTGCTTCGCAATCTGTTCCGTCTTCATGTTCGGATACAACTTGCGCAGCATTGCACGCTCTTTCGCCGCCCACGGCACGCGTATCCAGCGCGTCCTCAAGCCGAGTTCGCTTTGCATGTTCTGAACCGTGCGCAGGATGCAGCCCATATGCGCAGCGATCGCGGGCCCACTCTCGCCCTTCAACGTGAGCTGAGTGAGGTCCTCGATGCTGGTCTGGGTCCAGCGAAATTTCATGCGATCCTCCGCTCATCCAGGTCCACAAGATGGTCCACTTCGGTCTGTGGCTGCCTGCGCTGCTCGCAGTCTTTGCGCGGGCCGCGCTTGCGCACAGTGAGCTGTTTGGCGCGCTCGCGGATCTCAGCACCGGAGCAGCATCCTTTGTACAGAACAGCATCGGCGCCCAATATCTCCAGCGCAGTCGCGGAATGTTCCATCAGAACCATCGACCGCACCATCCGATCTATGGCATGCAGATCGTTCAGCAGCCGTCCCAGGTCTGCGCCGGCCAGCGGCCAGCCGCACACGATCAAATCCAAGGGTTCGCTGGCAGCGATATCGCGCGCGTCCTCAGCAGTGGCTGCGGAGAGCACGGCAAAGGCCCAGGTCACGAATTGGTACCGGCGGATCGACCGCCGCGTTTCGTTGCTATCGATTAAAAGAATGCGTTTCTTCGGTCTCACTGTTCTCCTCGTTTTGGTTGCGCCACGGCCGCGCGGGCGGCTTCGATGGCCTTGATGTAGGGTTTGGGATCGCCGCCGCGCTGCCAGGCGTCCAGCGTCTCGTAGACCGCGATCTGAATGTCGCGGGGCACCATGCGCCAGTGTTTCGGGCACATCAGCAGGCGGCGCGCGATCTTGACCGGGCAGCCTGCGGCGAAGCATGGCTTTTTCGCTTGAAAGAGCGGCATCAGTGAGCCTCCGCGATGGTGAACATGAAGTACATGCTGGCTGCGGCCGCGCCCGCGGCAAACGCCGCCACCAGCGCGGCGAGATGAAGCACGGTGTCGAAGATCTCGTTCCTATCGGCCACCTTGCACCTTCCTTTCCTTGGCCAGGCGGGCGCGGTTGTGGGCTACACGCTCGCAGATAAAGTCCACGCTGTCCTGCAGCGCGCCGTGCAGATCGGGAATACTGATGCGCGGATCGGCGGAGTGAAAGGCCGCGCCGCCAGGCAGGATGCCCACGACGATCAGCGCATCGGCCTGCACGCGCGCCTGCTCCACGAGGCGGAGGATGGCTTGCTCGCGCTGGCTATCCATTGCTGGCCTCTTTCTCGCGGTGCTCGATCAGCTCGTCCAGGATCGACTGCATCAGCATGGCGCGGAAGCGCACGCCTGCGGCCCGGTTCTGGTCGCGCGTCACAGCCTCAAACTCCTCACGCAAGATGAGGAGACTCCCCACGGGAACAGATAGTCTTTCAGCCGGCATGCGTGGCCTCCGCTTCGTTTTCCTGCTGCATCTGCATGTGGAGCTGGCCCAGCAGTTCCAGGCCGGCCTGGTGTCCGGCGGCGGCGCGGACGACGGCCACCTCCGCGCGCACCTGGTCGAAGACTTCTTTCACCCACGCGGCGCGATCGGCCTCGGTGAGGATGAGGTAATAACCGCCCTCGGTGCCATGTTTGCTGCTGCCGATGGGTAGGCGGAAGCTGATGCGCAGCGTGCGAATGATGCCCTTGATCGAGCGCACATCGAGCTTCGACTGCTGCTGGATTTCGCGAATATTGATAGCGGCGTCCAGGCCGCGGTGGTAGCGGATGGCGCGCAGCACCGCCTTTTCGCCCTCGTCGAGCGAGAGTGCGAGCGGGCCTCCAGGATGCCCCATTAAGAGCGCCAAGATTTGACTGTCGAGTCGCTCGACAAACTCGGCCTGCGACTCGGGAAAGAGCGATGCTTGTGCGGTCAATGGATCAGCCCTCCTTTCTTACACCCCGTCGACGTGTGCCTGTCGCCGGGGACCCCGTGTTTGTCGTGCTGCGCGGCGATGCCCTGCAACGCCAGTTGCGCCCTGTACTGAATCTGAATCAAGTTGCCCGCCTCCAGCAGCGCATGCTCCACGATGTCCATGTGCTCGGCCAGCAGATAGCTCGCTTCGACGCTGGTGCCGGGCATGTTGTAGCGCAACGCGTCGCGCATCCGCGTGGCGGCTGCGGCCGAGGCCAGCAGGCGGTTGATGCCCACAGTGAGCAGCGCGTCGATCTTGGCTTGTTCTTCGGTCATTGCTTGCCCTTCTTACACCCCGTCGACGTGGACCTGTCGCCGGGGACCCCGTTTTTCTTAAGCAGCTCGGCCGTCTTGATGTCGCGGCCCACATGCCACCCGTTGCCATGCGGACACTCGTAAGGCTTCAGCGTCGATTCGTTGCGCCGCGTTGCGTGCGGCCTGGCCAGCAGCAGCCCGATGTAGCTATGCGCATCCGCTTCGCTGCGCAGCCCGATCTTGTTGCAGCGTCCGCACCAGGCCGAGTTCAGCAGCCGCCGGCGCGCCTCAGGCTCGCTGTCCCAGGTGATGGTCTCGGCGATCCGGCGCGGCACGTTCTCTTCAGCGGGCAGCTTCACGAAGGGCCTTCTTTCTGCGCCGCGCGGCGCGCTTGCCCGCTTGGCTGCGACGGATCTGCTCGTCGATAAACTTGCGCGGGTTCTCCATCAGCCGCATATGCCGCGCATGGCCCGCGTCCCACTTTCCGAACTTCTTCGAGGTACGTACGGTGTCGAGGAGCGAATCGCGTTTCATGCCGCCCGTAATGCAGTCCAGATGCAACACGAGGCTATCGATGAAACAGAGAAGCCCAAAGCGGTTCACGCTTTGCAGCTCCGCGTGCCACTGCTCTTTCGGTCCTTCGTAGCCGGGTAGGAGCATCACTTACCCTCCGTGAAGAGGTTCTGTTGCGCGGGCTTCGGCGCATCCTTATGTGTGGGGCAATGGTCCAGGTCCGGACCGACCGAGGTTGCGCACCTGTCGCAAATCGGCGCGTCGCAGGTTTTGCCGTTGGGGCCGGTGACGAAGTCGCAGAGCTTGGTGCTGGTCTGGATGCGGCAGAATCGGCAAGCCTGCGCCCGGCCGCGCGTGCAAACGAAAGCGGTGATGGGGTCGTTCGGGCCGGGAATCTGGACGATCGGCATCACGCCACCGCCTTCCGCGCTTCGATGTCGCACTGCGCTTCGTGCCGGAGCAGCTCCACGCCCATGAGCAGCGCACCGATGTTCGAGATCAAGTCCACGGAGTATTGCAGGCAGGTTTCCGCGCCGATCGGGGTGCCGGCGCTGTGTCGCGCGCTGCAGAGGCAGAGTTCGGCGATGCGGCGATTTACGTTCTCCCGCGCCGTGTCGAGGGGGATGCGCTCAGGCTTCGCAGTCACAGCAGGCCTCCGGCATTCTCCTCGCGCCCGAATGCACGATTGAGCCGCTCGGCCTTAGCCTTCCACTCCTCGGCCGTTTCGCCAGCGGTGCCGCGAACCGGAATGCTTTGGTGCTCCGGCTCGATGTAGGTGTGGTTGTTCTCGCCGCGATACATCTTCAGTGCGAAGCCGGCGAAGCAATCGCCCTTCATGTCCACGTCGAGCGATTCCCACCACTCGTCCAGCTCGTCTTCGTCGAGGCAGATCACCGTGGTCGCGGGTTCCTCGGGCTCATGATGCCGGCAGCAGGGGGCGACGATGGGCTCGGTGGGAATGCGCTCCGTGAAGACGGCCTGCGCTTCCTGCCCGATCAGCCGTGCGCGGCCCTTGGTGGTGATGCTCCATTGACAAAAGCGGTCAGGCTGAGTCACGCGCAGGACGAGCCCCTGAGCGAGGAGCGATTCGAGCGCGGAATACACTTGCTCGACCGTGAGCTTATAGATTTCCCGGGGATCGGCGATCTCCATCAACGTCGCGCCCGTCATCGCGACCTCGCACTTCGACAGCGCATCTAAGATGAGGGCTTCCCGAAACGCGAATTGTTGTGGTGTCGTTTCCGGCCGCCTGTGCGCGAGGATACGGGCGCGGCCGGATTCTGTCGCTTGAAAGCGAATCTCGGGGTGACCATAGATGCGCACCGCGTAGCCTCTGCTGATCAGATCGGAGAGCGTTCGACCCACAGCGTCCCGATCCATCGCCGCGCCTACGTGCACCGAGGTAAGGTCCTGCAACGCCTGCACAGTGAGGGGCTGCGCCGCGCCGCAGAGTCCATCGAGCACGACGGCTTCATGAAGAGTGAGCAGGGGCTTCATTGTTTGCCGCCTTTCTTGGCAGACTTCTTGGCAGACTTCTTGGCGGCGCGTTCGGCGCCCAGGCGTTCTTTCTCCTGCAACGCGCTGGCCAGGCTCACGCTCAGGCTGGGGGCCTTGGAGTTCACAGCAAAGCAGCGGGCGAAGATACCCAGAACGTGCGTCTGGATCTCGTCGGCCATGCCGCCGATCTTCAGCCGCAGGGTGTCGCCGGCGTCCTTGCGGAGCTGGTGCTTGACCTTGCGGTCAAAGAGTGTGGCGAAGAGGCTCGGCTTCTTCATGCGCGAAAGTTCACTACGCAGCTCGCCCACCGCGGCTTCGTCGATGTCCACCGTCGAACCAACGGTCGAGTCGGCGACGTAGAGCACGCCTTCCAGGCGCGTGGTCTTGTCGGCGCGCGGCGCGATGTGGCCCTGGGCCTGGACCGCGGCCAGCAGGTCGCCCTTGGCGGCGGAGTGGACGCGCTGCGCTTCCTCCAGGTGAATGCAGGCGTTGTCAAACTCAATGCAGAGATCGTCGATCTGCTCTGCGGTGTAGGTCTTTCCGTTGGTCATTTGGACTGCCTTTCGAGTTGAGAAACTTAAATCCATGGGGTTTCGAGCCATTGCGAAAAGCGCTTATGGGCGCACGCATGGCCGCAGATGTCTTCGTATTTCGCTTGCGGGTTGCGAGGGTCGTCGACAGCGTCGGCCGGGATGAACATGATGCCGGCGCGGTGCGGAACCGTGATCGCCACGATCCAGTGGTTGGTCTCGCCTTTCGCCGCGCCGCAAACGTCGCACACGATGTGGTTGGGAACTTCCATCACTTGCCGCCTTTCCGGCAGGCAGGGCAAATATCCGCGTGGCCGCGTGGCACGTCGGTTCGATAGCTCACCCAGCCGAGGCGCTTTGTTAAATCGCGGCGTAGCTCGGTCTCGGACATCTCGTTCACGTCGGTCAGCTCGCACGCTACTCTGCAGTCGTCGCAAATAATTCGGATCGTGCGCTCAGTGCTCATCACTCGCCGCCTTTCTTCGCGGCTCTGCGATAGGCGCTGCGTTGCTTGCGCCACTGACGCGCGCTGATGTTCTTGTCGCGCTTTGGGTCCCGGCGCATGATCACGCCGGTGGCGCGGTCGATGACGTGGCTCGACCGATCGTCCTGCGCATCCTGAGATTCGTTGAAATGCCGATGGCCTCTGTTCTCCATCACCGCCCGCCCTTCACCGCGTCGAGAATCATCTGCACGCGGCCGGAGAAAACGGCATACAAAATCTGGTACCCGATGTAGAGCACGCCGCACCCGGCAGCGGCTACCGCGATCACGAAGAGGTTGCGCGCCGCGTGGTACAGGCGCACGGTGATATCGACGTGGCTGCCGCGGACGGTCTGCGTAATCCGGCCGCGCGAGGCGTTCCAGCGCTGCACTTCCGGCGCGGAAAAGCTGGTTATGGGTTGATCGACTCCACGGCGAAGCGGTGCGAATGTGGGACTCATGCAACCTCCTTAGCGATTGCGACTGCGGGTGTGGCCGCCGCCTTGAACTGGTCGAGAGCGTTGGTGAGCGTGCGGACGTTGATGTAGGTGCGATTGCCTTCAAAGGCATCGCGGACGGTGGCGCCCTTGATCAGGTCGTCGATGTACTTCTGGGCTTCGCGCGGGGTGCAGCGCTGGCTGAGCAGCTCGCCGATCTCGCGCTCGATGATGCCGCAGGCCTCGGCGCGTTCCAGGCCCGGCAGGCGAACCTTGGCGATGATGCGCGAGTTCCACTGCTCCAGCGTGGCGCTGAACTCGTCGAACTTTCGTTTCAGATCGTGCGACCCGGCAAACAGCAGCGAGAAGTAGGGCGGCTGGTCGAGCAGCTCGCGCAAGGTCTCAAAACAATCCAAACTCAGGTGCTGGGCTTCGTCCACCACCAGCAGCACGCGGTGATGGCGGAAATCAAAGCGGAGATTGGCCAGCATGGGATCGAGATCGTTCGAGGTGCGGCAGCCGCAGGCCAGCATCACGCGGCGCATCAGGTCGCGGGGCCGGATGCCGGCACGGGCGTAAATGTAAAAGCTGCGGCGGCCTTCGGCGTTGGCCACTTCGCGGGCATTCAGCTCCGCCACCTGGTGCTCCAGGACAAACGACTTCTGGCTTCCCGGCGGCGCATAGATCATGTAGGCCACAGGCCGCGGCAGCAGCTTTTCAAACGTGTCCTGGATGGCGCGCACGTTGGCGGTCTCATACAGCTCGCCCACCAGGCGGGTCGCCTGCCCCACCGGATGCGCGTCCATGAACCGGCTGACTTTCTCCACCAGGTGGACGGCGGTACCGGCGACGTTCTGGTAGTTGCCGTTCAAGAAGAGGCGCAGGCTCGATTCGCCATAGCCCACGCGGCGCGCGAAGTCTGGCACGGAGAGGCCGGTGCGCGCAAGATAGTCCTGCACCCGGAGCACGCATGCGGAGTTGCCCGCTTCTTCGTTGGCCAGCCGGGCTTTATTCAGTACGGTGTCCTGCTTCACTTCAACGCCTCCAATAGGTTGTTGGCCAGATCGGCCGCGCTGGGCGGAGCCACGGCTTCTTTGTCCGGGCGCAGCCGCGGCTTGCGCTGGGTGATGACGGCGCCGGTGGCGGCGGGGAGCTGCAGGCGGCCGTAGAGCATCTCCTCGGCCGACTTGGCCCCGAGACTGCGCGCGCCCGCTGCGATGGTCTTCAGCGCGCCCTTGTAGGCTTTCTCCATGCCGCGGCGCGTCTCCATGGACTGGCCGATCTGCGCCTGCGTCGCCGAATCGTTGGGCGCGAAGCGCAGCAGCGGCTCCGCCTCCAGCCAGGCCAGGAAGCGGCCGTCGAGCGTGAGCGCAACCACGAACTCCGGGTCCTCGGGGTTGTAGCCGATCAGGATTTCGGTTTCATTGGCCTCGTGCATCGCCGCCCACGCCAGGCGATCTTCAGGCCGCGGCGTGTAGCGGTAGTGATTCAACTGCACCGCGCACTCGCGCACCCCGCGCTTGGCGTATTCACTCAGCAGCAGCGCCAGCGTTTCAGGATTCGGCACCGGCTTCTGATTGGGATTCATCTCCGACGCGAACACTTCGTCCGGGCTGCGGCCGTCCATTCCTTCGCCCGATTGCGGCGTGGCATTGTATTCGCGGATCCACGAAAGGCAGCCCAAGATGAAGCGGCTGGCGGTGGGATGATTCGACTCCGCCACGCGCCCGGCTTTGAGCAGGCGGCGGTGGCGCATCATGGCGGCTTCAGTAGCCTCTGGACGCGTAAACGGCGAGCCCGACGTGTAGGTCGAATGCACCGCGTCAAAGCGCTCGTGCATGGTGCGGAAGAAACGCTCGACGTGTTTCGATTGCGGATGGCGGGGAATGCAATGCGTAACGGCGATTCCAAGGCGCGCCAGCAGGCCGGTGCGCTCGATGCGCTTGTATTCGTCCTCGTACCAGCCCTGCGGGGCCTTCAGATCGTCGTCGCCTGGAACCTCTGATCCGTGCAGCGCGCCCTTAGCGACCTTCCGGTAATCTTTCCCGTTATCAACATAGATATGTTCGGGCGGCCCCACTTCGAGCATGGCGCGCAGCATAGTGGCGGCGATGGAGCGCGAGCTGCCTTCCCATGCCCAGGTTCCCCACGCCTTGCGGCTGCGGTAATCCACAAAAGCCGAAATGCGCAGGCGTCCGGGCGTGCCAAAAGGAACTTCCTCAAAGAGATCGTTCGAAATCTCCGCGTCGTGGATCGCGTGATCGCCCACCCAGACCTGGTTCGAGAAGACATCGACGTAGCCGCGCCTGATGTAGGGAGACATGCGCTCGCGGTAGGCGCGCTGGCCTTCGCGGGCCAGCACCCGCATGGCCGGCGAAATGTTCTGCGAAAGAAACAGGCGGACCGTTTCGCGGCTGGGCAGATCGTCGGCTGAAATGCTCAGCATCTGCAGCTCGTACTCGATCTGCTCGCAGACGAACGTGACACTCATGCGCTCGACCAGGTAGAGGTAGGCGGCGAAGAGAGCGGCCTCGCGATGGCGATTGAACCAGCGGCTCTGGCCCTTGTCGGCGCGGATGCGGTCGGCGAGCGCGGTGAACCCGCTGGAGCGATACGCTGCCAGCCAGCGCTTGATGGTGCGCGGCGACTGCTGCTGCTGCAGGGCGATGTAGTCAATCAGCCGCGCCATGCTGGTGACCCGATGGCCGTTGATCTGCAGCGCTAAATACCGGTCGGGATTGTCGTGGAAATCAAGGAGGGGTTCGAGGACGGCGAGACGTTTCTCCGCCTCCGCCTGGGATTTCGGGTCCGGAAGCACGATGCGCTCCAGCGACGGCGGCTGGTTGGCGAAGAGCGGACCAAGCTGTGTAGCAGCGGGCACGACGGCGAGCTGCGTCGGCGCGGGCTTCTGCGGCAGGCTGGCGGCCAGGTATTCGCGCTGCGGGCGACCATTGGGGAGAAGTTGCTGTGAATCTCGCGACAAGAATTCGTGGCAGCGGTAAAAGAATTTCCGGCGCGACCAGCCAGTGACGGCGATCGCTTCGTCGAGCGAAAGCCACTGCTCGATGCTACGGGGGACCAGGGCTAGCGAAGGTAGGGGGGTCATTCCTGCGCGCCCTTCTTGGCAGCAAGTTCGGCGTTCCTGTCAGCACGGCGAAATGCGGCGTTGGCGCGATTTCTGCAACGTTTTGCTTCGTCCTCCCAACGCCAACGCTCGTGCATTTCCTCGTCGAGTCTCTTCGAGGCCTCCTGGAGCGGTGTTGTAATCGCGAGATAACCGATGCAGGTGCCTTCGATTTCCTCCCCGGGGGGAAGGATGCTTTTGTCGTTGAGATCGGGAATATCAAACTCACATCCCCCGGCCTCAATAAAGAGAGCCATTTGGAAGGCCTCTTCGTACTTGTGCTTAGCAACTTGCATCTCGGCGAATGCCGCTTCGACGAGGTCCCAGTTGGGCCGGTAATTCTCTCTGGGCCCGTTCATAGTTGCGCGGCCTTCTTGGCTGCCAGTTCGGCATCTACGCGGGCCATCTCGGAGCGAAGGGCCTTCAGCACGCGCGCCGACGGGAAATCTCCGAGCCGGATGTGTGAAACATGGCCCACCGAAACATTGAGCTTCTTAGCAACAATTTCGAGGAGTCCGCAATACCTTCCGCCCCAGCAGAACTGCGAATTTTCTTCAGCGGTCAAGGGAGGCGTTTCAACGCGCTGGATTAAATCGATGCGCCGCCTCTCAGCCACAAGCTCTTGCATGATCAGCTCGGAGGTGACCCTCCCAGTGGCCACCTTGTATACGCCCGTCCGATGGATGCCAAGGGAATGCCCCACCCGAGTGAGAAGCCCGAAATATTTGGCACCTTTCCTAATGTCAAGTGAGCTTAGATCGGCCAAGGGTCCCACATAATGGGGGATTGTTACGGGAGCATTGGCGGCCGGAGAAACGTCCTCCGGCTGATTGGGAATGTCCCCGGCCTGAACTGCGGCAGGGGGATCAATCTCCGCGTCTTCGAGCGCAAGTGCCTCGATTTGCTGGAGGAGAATTTCAGCTTTACGTTGCCACCGCCGTGCGTGATAGACGGCGTCTCCGTATTTCCAAGCCAGCGACTTTTCGTTCATGCCGCACGCTCCGCCTTCCGTAGCTGGGCGGAAATTCTCGAAGCCTCAGCAATCAGAGCGCTCGCTATGCGCCGGGAAACATGCATCCCAAGCGCCACTTTGCGAGCGTGACTGGGAGAAACCGAGTTCGCGCGGGCGATCCGGCTGAAGATTCCATAGGGCGGGTTCTCGAAAATCGGATGGATAGGCTGATTTTTCGGTTGACCCCGCCGTTTCGATGCCCTAGTTTGTAGCTTCAAGATTTGTACCTCTGGATTGAAGGATGAGAATATCGATGGTCGATGTGCGCCAGATTCTATTCCGGCCAGGATCAAGTCACTGAGAAAGCGCTTGGGTGTCGATCAGACCGCTTTAGGAGAGGACATCGGGGTTAGCCAGGGGACGGTCTCCGAATGGGAAAGCGGCGAACATCCGGCCCCCGCTATGGCCTTAATGGCGCTGGGCAGGTTGGATTACGCCAACACAACGTGGTGGTACGAGCAAGCTGGCCCAAAATTTGCAGAGCGCTTGAAACTTCTTCAGGCAATTCAGAAGGTCCGCGCCGAACGTTTTGCGAAGACCCAGGACCCCAGAATCGCCTGGATTCCACTACTCCATGATTCAGTTGCGGCCGGCCCTCCGAGAGAAATTGATGAACGGGATATCGAACTGGAGATGCCCTTCACTTCCGATCTGCTCCCGCGGGGCGGCAAACTCTACGCCCTCAGGGTTGCTGGCAATTCAATGACCCCAATCGTGAACGAGGGATATGTTGTCATCGTCGATATGAATCAGCGGGAGCCCGGGAAACTGGTCGGCAGAATGGTCGCAGCGCGAGAAGACAACGCGGTCACCATCAAATGGCTGCGAAGCGACAAGGACCTTTTTCTATTGGTTCCTCACCACGTCTCCCTGGATATCCCCGTGCGAGTGATGCGCGAGGAGGACGACCAGGCAATCGTGGGAGCCGTGATAAAGTGGGTTGGTTATCCGCCGCCGATCAGAAAGTGAGAACGAATGGCGCACTGCAAGCACTGCGGGCACTGGGCTGGCGTGGCCAGTGACGTGCACGAGGAATGCGCGGAGCTTAACACTCAAGGATTGACCGACGCTCAGATCACAGCCAAATATGAAGGTCGTGAGCCGGGCACCTTGCCGCCACCGCCAACCGTAAAGCCCGTTACGCTGTGGACGATCGTTCTCGGCGTCTTTATTGGGCAAGTACTCTTCGCGCTCGCCGCGGGAATCACTCACGGATTTATTTCTTTTATGGATAGCCTCGGACACTAGCTCTGCTCCGTTCTTTGCGTTCGGAATTCTATGGAAAATGTTGGTTTGATCTTCTTCTGGGTGGCTGTGGTTTTGGCATTGGCAGTCGTGGCTCATAAGCTCACCACGCGCAACGATCCCGCTCCCCCTGTGCCCGATGGACCGGTGGCGCCCATGACTTTCTGGCGCACTGTGCTTGCGGTCATCGTGGGCATGACGTTATTCTCTATTGCTGTATCGATCCTCTATTTCATCACCCACTGACGCGTCTCTCTCCTTTCATTCGCCGCCCTTCCCGGGCGGCGATCTTGTCTGCACGGCATCGAACTCACCATGCGCACCGCGCGCATCGCGTGTGTCCAATTCAGAACAGACAAACCCTATCCTCGCATCAGACCTGAACGGTCGCGAACCCGCCAAATTCCATAACAGGAGGATGGCGGAACGCCAGAGCAGCGCGGAGCCCGGCTGGGACGCATCTTGACCATGCCACCCCGGCCGCCGTGCTTCGTCCTGGCATGTGAGGCTACCCGGTGACCGAGAACCAGAACGCATTTCTGAAGATGGTGGTGCCTCCGGCGCAGGCCGCGATGCGCAAGTGGGGCGTACCTGCCTCGGTCACGATTTCTCAGGCGATCCTGGAATCGAGCAACAAGCTGGGCTGGGGACAAAGCGAGCTGGCGCGCGAGGCGAACAATTATTTCGGCATCAAGGCTGTGCACAATGCCAGCCCCGAAAGCTACATCGAGCTGCCCACCCATGAAGTGCTGCATAACCACATCCAGTTGATCGACGCGGAGTTCGCGCGCTATCCCGATCTCGCCGGCAGCTTCGACGCGCATGCCCGGCTGCTGGCCACCGCACAGCGCTACAAGCCGGCCATGGCGGCCACACACAACGCGGTGGCCTTCGCCCTGCAACTGGAGCGTTGCGGCTACTCGACCAGCCCTACTTACGCCGCATCGCTGTGGCAGTTAATGCGGCTCTACGACCTCGAACAATACGACGCACCGCCCCAAGACCCAGCCGCCGCGCAAGTTGCGGCCTAACCGAAGGAGAATCGCATGGAACTCTTCAGCAATATCTGGCAGCACCCCAAGACGTCGGTCACCGGCGTTTTAATCTGCCTTGTCACCATCGCCGGCGTGCTCTCGCAGCAGGGCATCACCCTGGGCAACGCGGGCACCGGGACCATGGTGACGCTGATCGCCGCGGTGGCCACCGCGCTTCTCGGCCTGCTCTCTAAAGATCCCGGTTCCCCGGCGAGCCTGCCCACCAGCTCGAAGCTGGGCTGCCTGGCGCTGATTATGCTGCTGTTCATGCTGCCGTTTGAGACCGGCTGCACCCAGCAACAGAAAGTCAATGTGGCCCAGGAGATTGTGAACTGGACTCCAGTGCTGGTCTCGACCGCCGACACGGTGAGCGCCGCAGTGCAGGCGCTGGACCCTGCCACGGTATTGATCTTGGGACCGGTGACGGTAGCGCTCAACGCCTTCGCTCCTGAGGTGCAGAAGGCCGCACAGGCATACCTGGCCAATCCGAGCCAATCCACCCTGCAGGTGCTGCAGGCGGTCGTGCTCCAAATACAACAGGACGCGACCAAGGCTCTTCTGGCAGCCGCCAAGATTACCAATCCGGCCAGCCAGGCGCTGGCAGTGAAAGACGTGAACCTGGTCGCCACCATCGCCAATACGCTGCTCGCACTGGTGCAGTCGATCAGCACCAAGACGCAGGTGGCAGCCATGGCCGCGCAAGTGCATGTGACCCTGGCCCAGGTGCGTCCGCTGATGGATCAGAATGCGCTCGAAGCCGCATCCTTGCGAGTCTCTGGCGATCTGGCCCTGAATCATGCACCCACAGTGAATCAGTTCTTCGCCTACGAAGCCCAATCTGGTTTCTAACGGCGCTGGAGACGCGATGAAGCCGACATTTCAAGTGACCCTCAACGCGGAGCAGTTCAACGCCATGGCCTCGAAGCTCAAGGGGATGGGCTACGGGGCCGATGCGTTGGAAAAGGGCACGCTGCCGGAGACGCGCGGCGTGGTGTTGAGCTACACGGTCGATGTGCAGCTCGGCGAGGCGCCCACGGCAACCGTCACTTTCACGGTAGAGAAAAAGCCGATGCTGGCCCCGGTCGGCATGATCGAGAGCGGCGTCAAGGAGATGATGGGGATCGGCTGATGAGCACCACTGCGAGCTGCCCGCACTGCGGCAAGGCGCTGGTTCTGAGCGCGCCCCGGCATCGGGAGGCGCCGGCCATGAACGGTCTGGAAGGGATCACGTTCAAGGGCCGGTTCGGCTTGTCGGAGCGGGAGGCTGATTGCGCGGACCTGGCCATCCGCGGGGCGCGCAGCGCGGAGATCGCCGAGCGCATGGGGTACGCAAACGCGCAGGTGGTGCGCAACACCATGACGAAGGTCTTCGACAGGATTGGCGTGCGCAACCGGACCGAGCTGCTGATCGTGGGTGTCTTCGGCCGAAGGGGATTGGAAGTGGGGGAGGGACGGCTATGCAGCGCTTGAACTGGAAAACTGGCCTGGCGCATTGGACTGGGATCGTGCTGATGTGCGTTGGCTCTCTCACCATTCTGGGGAGCCTGATGCGGGGCTGCGACGATGCGACCTTGCCGCCGGCGTATGCGCAGGCCGCGCCCGTCGATCCCGCCATGTTGCAGGCTCGCTATGACGAGCTGAATGCCGCGTACTGGACGACCCGCGATCCTCAGCTCATGGAGGCGCTGCTGGATAGGATGGCGGCTCTCGATAAGACGCTGACCGAGTTCAACCGGGCGGAGCTGGCCGCCAACACCGCCGCTCTGACCGCGGCGTTGCCCGAGCCGCTGGCAGCCTACCGTCTCCACGACGGCCTGGCGCTGCCCGATCCAGTGATCACGCCCGGCGCGGTGAATCCCGATGCGGTCGCCGATCTGACGGGGAAATCGCACAAGGTCCACGGCCTGGAGATGAATCTCTGCGCCAAGGACTTTCGCGCCACGGCGGTGCGCAAGACGATCAAAAACTTCGCCGGACTCAAAAAGAGGGCCTGCGCGGAGTACGGCCTGGACAAATGCGATGCCAGCGTGGAGGGCGATCACCTGATCTCGATCGAGATCGGCGGCTGCCCCGACTGCCTGACCAACATCTGGCCGCAGCCGATGGACGAGGCGCGGAAGAAAGATCACCAGTTGGAGGACGTGCTGCCCAAGCTGGTTTGTGGGGGGAAGATGACCCTGCCCGACGCCCAGAAGTGCATCGCCTCGGACTGGGTCGCCTGCGCCCAGCGGATCGACGGGACGGCCATGACCTGGAATTTCCCTCCGCCGGCCGTTTTTGAGCCTCCGCCAGGGCCGGCGTGGAGCCTTCGAGACTCCTTCGAGGCTACTCTCCCACCACTTTCAAGTGTGGCGCGCGTACCTCGGGGTCAGAATCGCCGGGAAACCGCATCGTACGAAACGGTCTTACCCGGCCTGAAAGGCTTTTTTGGTCTCCAAGAAGGGTTGAATCGGCTTTTGGGATGGGTTTCGGGCTCCAAAACCGAGTTTGAGAGGCCCTCCCGATGACCGTTCTTGGACTGGGTAGATCCGGGGCTCCTGCCAGCGAGGTGGCGGCCAGCTTTCGGGGGGGCTGGATACGGCATTTCCGGCTGGCGCTCAGCTCGGCTGGAGGAGCTGCCGTGGTTCTGGCTGGGTTCACGGTTCTGCGGGCCGAGCCGGACAAGGCTTTCGATCTGCTGCGGGTGTGGGGACCTGCGTTTCTGATCGCCATGCTGGCGATCGTGGTGCTGGGTAAGTTTTTGGAGGGCCTGAATACGACCGTCCGGGAGAGCTTCAACGTGGTGGCCACCAGCGCCCAGGCCAGCGCGGCCGCGGCCGGCAGGCAGGCGGACGCGCTGACTCGCCTGGCGGATCAGGGCAATAAGCAGGCGGAGGAAGTGCGGCGCCTGGCGATCTACGCGGCGCGCGAGTTTCCCGCCGTCTATGACCGGTTCGACCAGTTGGACGCGTCGATCCGCGAATTGACGGACGGCGTCAAGGGGTTGCATTGGGCAGTCAACGTCAAAGGGGCACATGGGGAGGAAGTAACCAATGAGCGCGGAGCGTGAGCTGATTCTCTCAAAGCGGCGGCGCGGCATCATCTTGAAGCTGGTTCGCCAGGGCCATGAGAACCAATTTCCGCGCCTGGACGACTTCGAGCTTTTCGCGATGCTCCAGGAGCTGGGCCAGAGTGTGGGGCGGGACCAGGTGTTGACGCTGCTGCAGGATCTGGAAGTGCTGCAATATGTGACTTTCAAATCCGCCAGCAATGAAATCACGGGCCGCAGGGAGCTGAGCCAGATTGAACTGACGGCTGTGGGCTTGCGCTTTGTGACCCAAGGCAAGAGCAACGAAGACGTTCTTTTCGGGTAGGCCATGACCAAGCCCAGACCAAAAACCGGCGAGCCGCGGCAAGTACATCAGCCGCTCAAGATCGATTTATTGCCGCAGTCGGCGCGGGATGCGATCGAGCAGCTCTACGACCGCTCGCGGACCTGGAAGGAGATCGAGGAGCAATCGGCGCTGCCCTACAGCGCCAAGTGGGCGTCGGACGGCGGCGGCTTCATCGATTGGGAAGCGCTGGAACTGCGCGTGCTGGAGCAGTTCCCGGGGATGCGGCTGGCGAAGAGCACGCTGCAGCGCTGGTTCGATCTGCGCGTGGCCCAGGCGCGGAAGGAAGTGTTGCGCGAGAGCGCCCAGGCCCGGGAATTCGCCAAAGCCTTCGCCGGGAATGACCTCTTTAATTCAAACTCGGCCGTGATCAACGCCTTACGCGACCAGGTCTTCAATCTCATCCAGTCGGCCGGGATCGGCGACAAGGCGCTTTTCGCGAAGGGCCTGAAGGATCTGACCCTGGCCATGAGCCGCATGCAGCGCGTGGAGCTGCAGGCCAAGCGGGTTGATGTCGACCAGCGCAAAATTAAGATCCTGGAGGATCGCGAGAAGAAGGCGCGCGAGAATCTCGACCAGGCGACGCAGCAGGCGGCGAAGAAGGGCGGCGGCCAATTCTCGATCGAAGATATCAATCTGCTGCGGGAGCGCACCTTCGGCTTGCCGCCGTTGGTCCACCCCACCGACAAGGACCCGTCGTTGGGGACCCCGGTGGTGATCGCTCATGATTGAAGTCTTTGACCATCAGATCAAAATGCCGCCGGTGCTGCAGATGCGGCCCTACCAGCAGCGCTGGATCGACGACGATACCCGATTCAAGTGCGCCGTAAAGTCGGCCCGCATCGGCTATTCGTTCGCCACCGCCTATCGCCGCGATGAGATCTCGATGCGGATTCCCGGGCGCACCACAACAGTGCTTTCGGCCTCGAAAGCACAATCTATCGAATTTGTGGAAACTGCGGCGAAGCTTTGCCAACTGATGGGCGGCACAGCCCAGATGGTTGCGAATGAAGATTTCGTCGACGCCCTGGGCCGCATCGAAGCTATCCAAAGCAAGATCAGTTTTCCCAACGGTAGCCGCATCATCGCGCTGCCGGCGAATCCCCGCACCGCCCGCGGCTACCCCGGAGATGCGGTGCTAGATGAATTCGCACACCACGAAGATAGTTACGCGATCTTCGCCGCCGTCTTCCGCCAGGTGGCGCTGGGCAACTCACTTGAAGTGTTATCGACGCCGAATGGCGAGCAGGGCAAGTTCTATGACATTGCGCGCGATCTTGGGCTTGACCTTGGAGTCGCGCCCACGGATCTGGCGGTAAAGAAAAATGGATGGAGCGGGCATTGGGTGGACGTCCACAAGGCAGTGGCTGAAGGCTGCCCCATCAACATCGAGGAAATGCGTCGCGGCTTGAACGACGACGATACCTGGAATCAGGAATTTCTCTGCGTCTTCCTCAAATCAACTGGCGCGTGGCTTACTCTCGATCTCATCTCCGCCTGCGAAGACGCGGGCGCTACGGTCGATCTGCCGCCGGGCTTCGTTCCCCTCGGGCGCCTCCACGCCGGAATCGACGTGGGCCGCGATCACGATGCCACTTGTCTCTGGCTTGATGAGCAGATAGGCGATATTGCGTGGACCCGTGCGGTGATCAAGCTGCACGCCATGTCTTTTCCTGAACAGGCGAAGCGCCTGAATCCCATCGTGAAGATGGCGACACGCGCCGCAATCGACAAAACCGGCATGGGTGTAGGCCTCTTCGATCTACTGAACCTCGATAACATGGGCCGTTTGATGGGTGTGAGCTTCGCTGGGACCAACGATAACGGCGTAAAGATGAAGACCGACTTGGCTATCCGCATCAAAAAACGATTTGAGCAGATGCGCAGCCGAATCCCTTATGACCCGCAAATTCGCGCGGAGCTGCAGGCCATCAAGCGCCAGGCCACATCGACCGGCGTTACCTTCGACGCGCCGCGCGTCGAGGTGGATACGGCTGTCGCCGGCGGACCTAAGAAAAAGATATTCGCGCACGCCGACGCGTTCTGGGCGAAAGCGCTGGCTGATATGGCGGCGGATTCGGGGTTCATCCAGTTGGGCATGCAGACCCCAGCGAAGGCCACGTCGTATACGCAGATGAAAGGATACTTGTGATGGCCGACGAAAAAGTTCAAGACCTTCCCGCGCTTCCGCCCCAAGGCGAGATGATCCCCGCCAACAGCATGTACATGCAGCAGCTCTCGCTCTATCGGAACACCTTCGCCTTCGGCGGCACGCGCAATCCTACCGAGATCTGGGCGGCCATGACCTACAACATGCCCCAGGTGATGGCCTACTTCCGCGAGCTGGAGGACAAGGACGAAGACGTCTCCAATGCTTTGGATGGGCTCAAACTGAGTGTGACCGAGCGGGCGCAGTCCGTGTTGCCGGCCGATGACCAGGACACGCAGGCCGTCGAGATCAAGGAATTCATCGAGACGCAGCTCAAGCGTTTCAACTTCGATGAGGTCCTTGATTGCATGCTCGACGCGCCCGGCTATGGCTTCAGCGTGCAGGAGATGATCTTTGACGTGAGCGCCGGCCAGGCCGAACTGCTGCGGATTGAAGACTGTCCGCAGGAGCTGTTTCTCTTCGGCAACCGTTTCTATCCGCAGGTGGGATCGCTGCAGCTGCTCGACAATCCCTGGGCCTCCGAGGGCCAGCCCGTTCCGGAACAGAAGTTCCTCATCTTCACCTATCGCAAGCGCGGGCGCAATCGCATGGGCCGCCCCTTGTTGAAGTCGGTCTTCTGGCCGAGCTGGTTCAAGCGCAACATCCAGCGCCTCTGGATGCAGTTCGCCGAAAAAGGCCCTGGCACCGCGGTGGTGCGGTACAACGATCCGGATAACGAGCAGGAACGGCAGCAGGCCGCGGCGATCGCCCAGGCGATCGTAGACAACGTGGCGATCGCCGTGCCCAAGAGCTTCGAGTATGACCAGGAGCTGCTCAAGATTGCGCGCTCGCAGGATCCCAAGGTCTACGAGAACTTCTTCCAGAAGATGCAGTACGCCGTTGTGCGGCGCATCCAGGGCGAAACTTTGACCAGCTTCGGAAACGAGGGTGGCACCGGATCGAACGCACAAGGCAAAACCCACGCCGACACTTTCGATACGCGGTCGGTCAGCTTGTCGAAGGCGCTGATGGCTGTGGTCAACGATCAATTCGTGCGCCCCATGGTGCTGTGGAATTACGGCCCAAACGCTCCGATGCCGAAGTGGATGGTGGAGATCAAGGACGGCGGCGACCTGGTCAAGCGCCTGGCCGTGGACGCGGGCCTGCAGCGCATGGGTAAGAAGTTCAATGTGGGCTATGTCACCGAGCGCTATGATGTGCCGCCGGCCACCGGTGAGAATGCCGAAAATCCGGACGACGTGCTTGTGCCCAACGTCAACGCTCCCCGGGTCGCGATCGCGGACCAGGCGCGGGCCACCTTTGCCGAGGATGCCGCGCGCCGCGTGCTGGTGGAAGCCCAGGCGCATCGCGAGATGGGCGAGTTCGACAAGCTGTTCGATCAATTGCACGGCGACGCGGCCGGGCTGCTGAAGGAGCGCGTGGGCGAGCTGGCCCGCGCGGCCACGCCCGTAGAAAGGCCGTAGCGTGGCTCTCGGCTTTCATCTTGGCAACCCGGGCGACACGGGTATCCAGCGCCGCTTGGGCGACACGCTGGCGCGGCATCTGGCCGCCGCCGATTTGCTCGGCCGTTTGCAGATCATGCGCCATGCGCATAAGAAAACCGGCAAGCTGCTGCCCATCTCTCCCAGCAGCCGCGTGGCGCGATTCGCCGAAGATCCGCACGACCAGGTCACTGGCGGGTTCAGCTTCGATCTTCCCAACGACGATGCGCAGCGCTTCATCCAGGCGCTGACTCCGGTTACGCGCCAAGTGTTTGACGGCCTCACCGCGCAATACCAGCGCGATGCGTTCACCCTGGCCGGCGTGAGCGACGTGCGGTTGATCGAGAAGATTCGCGACAGCCTGGCCGAGATCGCACGCGATGGCGGCACGGCGCAGGACTTCCACGCCGCGGTGCGCAAACTCGCCGGCGATGCGGCCGTGGACGGGCTGAACGCCTTCACGCTCGACACCGCATTTCAGACCGCGATGCAGAAGGCGTATTCGAGCGGCCGCCTGGAACAGATGCGCGAGCCCTCGACAATGGACGCGCTGCCCTTCTGGCAGTATTGGACCGTCGGCGACCTGCGCGTGCGGCCTGAACATGCGGTGCTTGACGGCTTCATGGCTCGCGCGATAGACCCTGTATGGATTAAGATTTATCCGCCGTCCGGATTCAACTGCCGCTGCTCGGTAGTGCCGATCCCCGCTAAGGAAGCGTTGAAGATCGATCCGGATGCGGGCGAGGGCGGCATTGAACGGCTGCCGCTTCTGGCTCGCGCACTGGTTCCGCAGCGCGGTTTCCACACTCTGATCCACGCATAAAATCAGGCGAATTGAGGGTCCACACTGCGCTTCGTGGCGTAGTCCTCACCATCCGCCCCGGCTGTTTCTTCCTCCCCCACGACCGCACGCAAAGTCAAGATACTTGGGTCGTGGCCGCACTTACCAAAACAGTCGACGGTACGCCCCTTGCTGCGGACGACTTCGCATATGTAGGCGATGGCAAGGATATTTCGACCTGGCATCTGCCGGTCGATAAGAAGCACATCGACTCCGCCGTAAAGATGTTTGGGCATGAACAGCATGTGCCCGCATCCGCCAAAGGTGCGGTGGCGCGCAAGATCGCCTCTAAGGCCAAAGCCGCTGGCATCGACACCAAAGACTTCGAATCGAAGTACTGCAAATCCACAGAGCATGCCGACTTCGACAACGGCTGGGTGCAGATCTTCCGCACCGGAAGCTACGGCCCGAAAGGCACCTTCAGCGCCGACGATCTCGACCGCGTGGTGCGCAACTATGATCCCGATTTCCATGAAGCGCCCGCCTGTATCGGCCATCCCAAGGATGATCTGCCTGCGTTTGGCTGGGCCTCTCGCCTGATGCGCGACGGCGATACGCTCCTGGCGAAGTTCAAGGAGGTCGAGCCCAGCTTTGAATCCGCGGTGAAAGCCGGCCGCTACAAGAAACGCTCGGCCGCATTCTATCTCGACGCCGACGGCAAGATCCAGAATCTGCGCCATGTGGCGTTCCTGGGCGCGCAACCGCCCGAGGTCAAGGGACTCAAGAATCTCAATTTTGAAGACAACGGCCGCACGTTCACTGAGGTGGACTTCGGCGAGGAGGAAGCTGTGGCAGCAGAAACCGACAAGACTATCCGCGAACAAATCGCCGCATTTTTCGCTGAGATGTTCAGCAAGAAACCCGGTGAGGCAGTGACCTTCAGCGAAGCTGACGCCAAGCGCATCGCCACTGAAGCTGCGACCGCCGCTGCCGCTCCACTGCAGGCGAAGGTCACGGAGCTGGAAGGCAAGCTGACGCAGCAGACCGCGAAGTTCGCGGAGCGGGAGACCGCGATTGCGGCCAGCGAGACCGGGCAGAAGTCGATCGATGCCGTCAACCGGCTCAAGTCTGCGGGTAAGTGGATTCCGGCCTTCGAGAAGATGGGCATGACCAAGATCTTCGACGAGCTGGCCAAGCTCACTGTGACAGTGGAGTTCGGCGAGGGCGACGCGAAGAAGACGGTGACGCCGCTGGAGCTGCAGGTGCTCTTCCTCGAAGGGCTGCCCAAGATTGTGCCTGGTGGACGCCTGACCGAAATCTCCGCGCCTGCCCGTGCCAGGAACGGCAAGGATGATCCGTTGACGGTCGCAGCCCGCGCACGCCAGAAGGAAAAGAACATCACGTTCGGCGAGGCCTTATCGCAGGTCGCCGAAGAACAGCCTGAGCTGACTGTGGCCGGCAACGCTGCGGGCGGCGCGGTCTAAAACTTCCGAGCGGATGCCGCGTTGTTTGAATTGCGGCATCCGGCGACGCGGGGCTCGCGATTGCCCCGCAGCTTTTGAAACCTCAGCCCCGAGGAGGGCACATGGCGAACATTTACGTTGAAGCAAAAGGCCCCAAGGGCGGACAGTTCAAGGAATCTCTGCTGCCCACGGCCGTATCCGGCTACGAGCGCGGCCTGGCCGTCGTCTACGGCGCCGATGCTTATCACGCCACTCTCGCCGGCGCGGCAGCCGCCGCGATCGGGATCATGGAAGAGGATGCGCTGAATGTCGCCAATCCCACCGCGGTGGTCGAGTTCGGCCAGGTGGTGGCGCAGATCGGCGCCAACGTGGCGGCCGGGCAGTCTCTCGCGGTGAATGCCGCGGGGCAGCTCGTGCCCGCGGTCGCGACCAACCCGATCGTTGCCGTTGCCCTGGAGGCTCAGGTCTACGTTGCGCCGGGCAGCTTCGCCAATGTTTTTGTGCTGGGATTCTTCGGCACCGTGATCCATCCGTAGCAGCTTGCGGGGATCGTTCAACAAGTTTCGGCAGTAACGCTTCACCCGCGATCAGCGGCAGGAGGAACTAAATGGGCGGTTATGTAGGTCTTGCGCCGGCGGGCTTTCCGAATGTGGCGCTCAGCAACTACGCGAAGGAATTCGCGGACGACGATGTGCCGCTGGTGGGAGACCTGGTGTGCCCCAAGGTTCCCGTCGAGCGGCAGTCGTTTCCGTTTTTGATCTGGAACCGCGACAACCTTCGCATTCCGGGATCCACGCTGCGCGCGCCGGGCGACTCGCCTACCACGATTCGCCGCTCCTACTCGACCAGCAATTACTTCTGCCGGTCGCACGCGCTGGAAGGCACTGTGCCTTTCGAAGACGAGGCTTACGGTCTCGGCTTGGGCTTCTCGACCAAGCAACACCTGACGGGCGACCTGATCGGCCGCATCCGCCGGGCGCGCGAGGCGGAGATTGCGGCCCTGGTACTCTCGACCGCGAACTTCCCCAACGGCGAGACCCTCAGCTCCGGCTCGTTGTGGGACTCCTACATCACCACGCCCGCCAACGACACCACGGCCACGGTCACTTCTCATCCAATCCTGGATGTTGAGGCTGGCATGGAAGTGTTGCGCCAGGCGGCCGTGCAGGATGCCCAGATGGTCCTGATTCTCTCCAGCCCCGTGGTGCGGGTCCTGATCAACCATCCGGACATCGTGGAGCGCTTCAAATACACCAACACGATGGGGATCATCGACTTGGACAAACTCAGTAGCGTCTTCGGCGTCAAGTGCGTGCGCGCAGGCGCATTGCAGATGTCGCAGAACAACACCCCTTCCTGGATTTGGGGCAACCATGCGTTCCTCGGGTTCACCAAGCCGAGCGCGGACCGCAACGACGTGAGCTGCGCCAAGACCTTCGTTTGGGCCGGCGGCAAGGGACCCGGCGGCGACGGCGGCACCATAGACCTCCCGGGCGCACCGGGCACCGTGGATGGCTATGGCGTGCTGGAATGGATCGACGGTCACCTCTCCAAGAAGCGCTACCTGCAGTCGGTCGACTGGTACTACGACACCCAGGTGACGGCCGCCGAGACCGGCTATCCGATCCTGAATGCCGTCAGTGGCGAAACGATGGCCGCGATTCTGGGCGACATCGAAGGCTAAGAGATAACCCGCAATAGAGCAGTAGACGACACAAGAGGCGCGCTTCCATAAAGGGCGCGCCTTTTGTGAATGAGAACCAGGGAACCCAAGGAGATTCGCAATGGCCGCTGATCCGATGACTTCCGCCTACAAGGTGCTGTCCACGCTCAAGCACAACAACAAGGTCTACCGCAAAGGCGCTCAAGTGCGCCTCAGCGACAAAGACGCCGCTCCGCTGCTCAAGATCAAGACCGTCGAGCCCGCAAAGTAGCCGATGCCCTACGCGACCCAATCCGACCTGGCCCCGCTGCGCATGTCCGCGAAGGACCTGACCGAGCTTACCGTCGATGTGCCGAGCGGCGTTCCTGCAACGGATGCCGCAATCACCGCCAGCATCACGGCGGCGGCTCTGGAAGAGGCATCGGGCCGCGTGGACAGCTATTGCCGGGCGCGCTACGTGACGCCGCTGCAGCAGTCGGACGATGTGAAGTCGCTCACCCTCGACATCGCGCAATACCTGCTCTTCAGCCGGCGGCGCGAGACGCGGATCAGCGACACGGTGCAGCAGCGGTTTGACCAGGCCATCGCCTTCCTGAAGGACATCTCGACGGCGAGGGCTTCGCTCGATCAGCCCGCAAGCGTGGCGACGCCGCAGGGTTCGATGGCTGGACCGGAGATCTCAAAGAAGGATAGTCACCTGACCTTCAGCGAGAAGAACCTTGAGGGCTTTGTGTGATGGCCAACCTGGTCCAGGTCGATGACAGCAAGGTGGTGGTGGCCCTGGGCCGCTTCCACCTTTCACTGGTGCAGAACGAAGAGCTGATGAACCAGATCGGCGCTTCGCAACTGCTGTCGGTGCGCCGCACCTTTCGCGACCAGGGCGTTCCCGCGGGGTCCTGGGTTCCGCTTGCGCCGAGCACCATCAAGAGCAATCCGAAGATTTACGGCGCGGGACACAAGCTGCTGATCCGCAGGGGCATCCTCTTGAACTCGATCAACTTTCATGCGCAGCCAGGCTCGGTCACGATCGGGACTAATTTGAAGTACGCCGCGGTGCATCAGTTCGGCTCGCAGGATCGCAGCACCGCCATCGGGCCAAAGACCGGCGCGGAAGCGAATGCCACCGTGGGCGTCAAGGCGCACCGCTATTTCCGGCTTTCGAGCGAGCTGGGCGTGGGTAAGCTGCGCGGCCATCGCCGCCGCATTCAAGGCCCGCGCAACCGCCAGCTCGTGATTGTGGGCGCGCATCGCCGCCACCAGAACATTCCGCCACGGCCCTATCTCGTGTTCCGTCCGGAAGACCCCACGCGCATCCGCGGCATCGTCTCGCGTTACGTCACTGATGCGAAGAAGAAGGCCGGGCTATGAACACAACCTTCCGCATTGACTACGTCGAGGCCGCGCTGCTGCAGCTTTTGAACGCCAACTTGGCCGCAGCTTACGGCGCGCCGGTGGATATCGATTCGCTGGGAGACAACGACTTCGACGAGAATGGACGGCTCGCACTGCGGCCGCCTTCAATCCGCGTGCGTTTCGGCGTGGCCGACTACGATCCGCTGCACGACAGCCGGCGGCTGACTTACCAGGCGAATCCGCAGTTCGAGGTGCTTTGCTTTGAATCCTCGTTGCGGTCGAAGGCCGATGAACGCAGGCAGACGCTGATTTTGGTGGGCGTGGTGCAGGATCAGCTTTCCGGCGCGCGGCTCAACCTGGCCGATGGCAGCAAGTCCATGCCGCTCACGCTCGGCCGCGTGGCGCTGGTGGAAACGGAAGAAGGCCCCGTCGATCAGCTTTTTTCGATTGGGGTCACGGTGGAAGGCATCGCCCAGTTCAGCGGGGTCAACGCACAGTTGCCGTAAGGAGAAAAAAGAAATGGCAAACGTACCTTCGGATTTTGTAAACATTCAGCTCAGCGCCGCAGGTATCGCGGCAGCGGGCGCCAACGGCGCGCTGCGCATCACCGCGGCTCATTTGAGCTATCAGTTCACGCCCGGCGCGCCGGTACGCGTGCTTACCAGCGAGTGGAGCAAGGTGCTTTCGCGCGAGACGCTCAAGGGCAAGACCATCTTCGAGCTGGCCCCGGCCGTCGTGCTCACGGCCGCACCCGTTGCTGCCAAACCTCAAACGCCGGTCGCGACTAGCGCGCCGGCCGCGACTGCAAGTCAGACCGCAAAGGAAGGGAAATAGCCATGGCCGGACCTTACAATTTTGAATCCCAACCGAAATTTCTGCGCAACCTGGTGTTGAGCGCCAACACCCAGATCGCGTGGAATACCGCCCTGGGCGATGCGGCGATGACCTACCGCCAGCGTTTCGATGGCGCGGCCATCCTCGAACGCACCATCACGCGCCGGTCGGATATCGATTACGCCGGCAAGGGCACCGCCTTCGCCACTGACGGCCAGATCACCAGCTACGACACCAAGTTCACCGGCCTCAAGTGCGAGGCAACAGGATGGCTGCTGGGCTATCTCATCTCGCTGCTGATGGGCAAAGAGACGGTCGCCGGCAGCGGCGTGGCCCCCTATACGCATACCTTCACCTTTGACGAGTCGACGCGCACCGCGCAGATGACGACGCTCTACGTCGAGGACACAGAGGATGTGCATTATCTGGTTCCGGACATGGCGGTCAACGACCTGACCCTGACCATCAGCGACATCGGCGCCCTCATGATCGAAGCGACAATGATGGGCACCGGATACCAGATTTCCCACAGTCTCACCTCGATGCCAGACCCGCCCTCGGAGCCCTATCTTCTCGGCTCTGACGCCACGCTGATGTTCGGCCCGGTGGGTGGCACGTCCTCCTTCATTGGCCGCCACATGAGCACCACGCTGAAGCTGGATAACCAGCTCGTCGTGCACAAGGCGCCCGGCGGCGGACTCTACGGCATCTTCGTGCGCAAGGGCAATCCCAAGTTCTCGCTGAGCACGACGTTTGCCGCCAAGGACACGGACGATATCTATACCCTCTTTCAGAACGACACGGCCTCGGATTACGAACTCACTGTTGCATCTGGAGATATTGCTCAAATGAATATCATCATTCCGCAGATGCACTTGAAGACCACGAAGCTCGGCTTCGACGGGGACATGATCGTGTGGCAGGTGGAGAACGACGAAACCACCAACTACCAGGCCCCCGGCGTTCCACCGATCACACTGACGGTTTCGAACGACGTTCCCGCCTACCTGATCGCAGCGTAGGTTCTCTCTCGATCGACGGGGCGCCCCCCCTTCGGCGCCCCGAGGCTCTCCAATCCTTCGGGGGCCTCAAGAAATACAGGGTCCTTCACCTTGGCAGTACAAAATCCAAAACGACAGAAAGAAGGACCTATGCCCTCCATCGAACTCGCAAAGCCGCGCATCCTGGCCATCAAGGAACGCGGGAAAACCTATCTCCTCACCGTCGCGCCCATCGCCAAGAAGCAATGGCTGCGCTACTTCGAGGGGATCGTCTCCACGTCGGAAAATCAGGCCGGCAAGCGCATCGACAGTTTCGATTCCAGCTCCGCGCGCATCGCGCTGCTGGAAGCGAACCTGACCGACGCCAGCGGCTACAAGACCGCCGACGGCTCGCCCGTGAATGCAAAGCCCGGCTGGCAGCAGTTGATTCCGCTGCGTCACCGCCAGGCTGCCGCCAACGCACTGGTGGATGTCGAGCGCGCCGATCCGGACGAAGACGCTCAGCTGATGCTCGGCGCGGACGCCGTGTATCTGAACGCGGTGTGGAGTGCGGATGAGAAGGGCATGGTCCAAAAATTCAACGGGCTCTGCCACCGCTTCAAGACGCCTACCGACGAGCAGCAGCGGCGCTATTCGCGCGATTCCAGCCGCTCGGTGATCGTGGGCGGCTCGCGCAAAGCGAAGACGCGCTGGCTGGGGCCGCAGGCGACCTTGGTGGAGTTGTACGACGAGCTGATCGTGAGCGTCGAGGGTTACGCGATGAATGGCGGAGACCTGGGCGGAGATCGCGACGCGATTGTGAGCTGGATGGACGCCTACCACAAGGTTGCGGCGGCCGACATCCTGTTCTCTCCGGCGGCGGCCAACGTAGTGGACGAGGCAAATGATTGATGTTGTCAACGATGCGGAAGGCGTGCGGATGGCTCTCGAAGAGATTTTCGAAGAGGACTTCGTGCGCGCCCGCGTCCGCCGCGAATCGGCCCACGCCAGCGAGGAGACGCAGGAACGCCTGCTCTGCCAGGTACCCCTGCGCACGCTCTCTCCGGGCTATTACAAGTTTGGCGAACATTTGCTCCTTCTCGAAGAGGAGCAGAAGGCGGGCGTCGGCTTATCCGCCGGCGAGCTGCTGCGCTTCGAGGCCCGCGGCCTGGTCGCTCTGGCGCAGGCGCGTGGCAATTTCGGATACAGGCACCCGGCCTGCAGTGCGTGTGGAACGCGGCAGCAAAACCGGTTCGGCGTGGAGTGCGGTAATTGCGGCACGAAGTTTCGACGCAAGGGGATCTGACTTATGTCGGTAGAAACCAGCGCGGTCCAGATCACGATCAACGTCGTCGATAGCAACTCCGGCGAGGTAGTGAACCGCGTTACGAAGAGCATTGAATCGATTGGCGCAGCGGGTGCCACGACCGGTCCGAAGGTTAAGCAGTCGATGGATGGCATTGGCGCTTCCGCACTGAGCGCACGCGAGAAGACGCGCCTCCTCAGCGAAGAATTCGGCATCCGCCTTCCGCGCGCGATGCAGAGTCTCATTGCCCAGAGCACCATTGCCAAAGCTGTGCTGGGCAGCCTGACCACCGCCATGATCGGGCTGGGGACCATTCAGATCGGGGCCATGATCTTCACGGCATTGATCAGCGGTGCGGAAAAGCTTTGGCACAACTATTTATCTCTGAACGGGGCGCAGAAGGAATACGAGGAGCAGCTCGAAAAAACGCAGCAAGAGGATTATTGGGACTCTCACGATATCGAGACGACGACGCTGCGAATCAAGGAAGCGACCAGTGCGGCGAAGGGCTACCGGGCTGAAGCCGAAGCGGCCAATAAAGGAGGCTGGGCCAGTGTTCTGTCGGGTGGGCCGATGGCTATGGGCGCGGGCCTCGGCATGTTGTACGCGGCCCATAAGCAAGCTGGGATGGCGGTGACTCAACAGCAGGGTGTGGACAAGCTCGCACTCGCGAAGGCCGAGCAACAGCACGACCTAACGCTTCTAGCCATCAAGGCCACACATCCCGATGGTCTGGGTCGCTCCCTAGCCGAGAACGAGGAGAATTTCTCTTATACCCGCGCTCTTAATACCAGGCTCGGCAACGGGGCTCCGGACGACGCTGGCGCAAAAAAGAAGGCATACGAAGATCAGATCGCCCAGCAGGAAGCCAAAGGCCACAGAGACGCCAAGTCTCAAACCGAGGAACTTGCGCGGCTCCACGAAGAAGCTCTTGAAGCGCAGTTGCACGGATCGGCGCTCTATCACGCGCAGGAAGCTTTTGCGATCGAGGATCTTCAGCGAAGAGGAATCACTGCAGCTTCGGCGGTCAATGACGTGCACGCCAAGTTTCACGCCGAAGAGCTGAAGCGCATGCAGGCGGAAGAGAACCAGATCCGCAAAATGCGCGAAGAGACTGCGCTGGGCGGATTGACGGGCGTCGCGCGGATACAGCAGGAGGGCCGGAACAAAGTCAGCGACATCGTCAACGACGCCAATTCCAATATGGACCCCGGCCAGCGCCTGGCTGCGATTCACGAGGCGACGCTGCAAACGCAGCAGGCCATCGCCAAGGAGCAGGAAACCTTTGCGGAACACGTCAACAGTGTGGTGGCGCAATCGGCCGATCGCGCAGTGACTGGCTTTGCGCGCATTCACGCCGAAGCGGATCGAGCGATCGCGCAACTGCAGCAGGAATCGAAAGAGAAGGGCGGCAAGCCTTCGGATCTGCAGCGCGGCGAAGCTGGCATCCGCAGGGGTGAGGCTGGCCAGGTGGTTGACCTGAATGCAAAGAATCAGGAAGAGACGGCGCAACTGGAGAGCGAGGCGCGCAGCAAGCTGCTCTCGGCCGAGAAACAGCAGACCCAGGCGATCGAGACCGAATACGAGCAGCGTACCCGCAAATATAAAGAGGAGCTGCAGCAGCAGGAGATTTCGCAGGACGATTACAACCGCCGCGTGGTGGCGGCGGGCGAGCTGCGCGACGCGCAGATGGTCGAAGCCTCGAAAGCCGCGCGCGAGAAGATGGCCGGTGAGTTCACCAGCCTCTTTCGCGGCCTCGATCATCCCATCGAAGCGCTGAAGGGTCTGGGCGAGAAAGCGGCGGGCGAAGCCGCGGCGGCCATGGTGCAGCGCATGCAGTCGCACTTCGGCGGCGGCACAGGGGCTGCCAGCGCGCCCACAGGCCAGGGCTTGATGGAAAGCCTCATGAGCCGCATCGCGGGCCATCCTGGCGCGCCTGGCGCGGCTGCAAGCCATGCGCACGGTGGAACTTCAGAACTCGCGTCGGTGAAGACAATCTCACTGGGCACCGCCGAGATCCACATCCAGAGCGCCAGCGTAGCTTTCG